GAATAATTCAATCATTGAAGATGTTGACAGTGATGTTGATTTGTTAGATGAGGACTTAATTCCAACACAGCCTGGTGATATAGAAGAATTAATACAACTGTTGTCAGATCAAAGTGATCCGCTATTTTTGGGTCCAGATGCCACAAATGCTATAGGACAAATTAAAGACTATATTGAAGATAGTGTTCTTTTCAATAGATTGAAGAATGCATCTGGAAATCCCGACACAGATGCAAAAACAATAATTATTGCATGGATGAAAGAGCAACCAGATAATGAAAATCTTCGCAAGGTATTGGATGGAATAGAAGAAAAGAAAGCTGATACTAACTCAACATCAGCGGATGAAAAATCTCAGCTCGCATCTAAGATAGCACCAAAATCTAATAAAGACAAACAGAATGCGGTTAAAGATATTCCGCCAAACGCTACTAAAACATCATCACTGACACCAGGTGCTTCAGCGAGTGGTAATTTGCCAGAAGCTCCTCCACTAGAGGAAAATATTGAATTGAGTAGAATTCGTAAATTAAGTGGCATTCAGAAATAAGGTTTAATTATGAAGCAACTGAAAGAATTTGAATCATGGGCCGAGAATATATGTGAAGCCGCAGTTGATGATAAATCAAATCCCAAGACAAAGGAGATTTCCAGAGAGCGAGATATTTTTTATCAAGCTTCAAAAAATTATCCTGACAGAAATGCACAGCAAGCATTGGGTTTATTTTTGGCTGATAAATTAGAAGATTTTGACAAGCGCGATCTACAACAGAACAAAATAATAAACACTCAACGAAAAGAGAATGAAAAACTACAATCTAATTTAAGCAATCTGCAACAAGAAATAGAAAAGGTAGAAACATCTGGGCAAAAAACGGATTCTGAAATTAATCGCTTAAAAGCACTGAGCGGACAACTATCTTCCAATATTGAACAACGAAAGATTAGTACTCGTGATATTGAGAATGCACTAGCTCAAGTAGAAGAATTAAAAAACAAACCAGGAATGAGCCAAGAAAGGTACGAGGAACTTAAGAAAAAATTAGAGTCAGTATCTCAAAATCAATCCAGGATTGATCCAGAAGAATTTAAGACATTTACAGATCAGCTATACAAATTAACTACTAAACAAGAAATTGAAAAACAACAGTTACAACAGATATCAACTATTTCTAACAGATTAGAATTACAACAACAGGATATAAGAGCACAGCGCGGTGATATTGCTTCTAAAGTTGCAGGACTGGAAAAGAGACAACAAGAATTAGAACAAAAAGAAAAAACTCTTTCTGCCGAAATAAAAAATACAGTAGACAAAGAAATTAAAGAAAAAACCAAAAAATATAGACAAGCTGTTCAAGCTAGAAGCAAACAGGCTCATACTCTTATTAAGAATTTTTTAAATACAGATCTTCCGACAATTAAAGACAAAATTGACGACATAGAACTAGTTGATGACATACAGGATCAAAACATCACTCAGACATTTAATGCAATTAATAAATTATATAACAGTATTAATTCACTGAGTGGAGGATCTGATTATGATGACTTTGAGGAGTTAAAAGAAGAAATGAATACACAAACAAATGAAGAATTGGGCCCACTTCCTTCAATACAGCGCGATGCATTTTTAAACAATCAATTGCTTGCTGAAAAGGAAATGAATAACGCAATTAATACAACAGATTTTGAAACTAAAAAACAGATAGCAGAGTTGAAACTAGCACTGTCAGATGAAATGTTTAATAAAATATTATATGATGTGTACAGTAAAATAGTAGCTAGAATTGAAGGCATTACTCAGTCAAAGAAACTTAGTGGATTTGAACGACATTTCATTAAATATATTGTTAAAAAATTAATTACTGCTGTATCTTTCTCAAGTCTTAAAAAAATACCGAAAACAGACGACGAAATATCAACTGTTAATATAAAATCTGCTCTGCATGGAAATGCAGATTGGTTTGAACCAAAGGAATTGTTTTTTTCTGCTAAACAAAAATCTTTTAACGAAGCAATAGAAAAAGCTTTTGACGATATTATTGGCGAACAAGTTGTCCGTTGGATAAAGTAAATGCTTGTAAAAGAACTGCTTTCAGAGACAAGAATATTGACAGAAGCCGCTGGGCACATGGATCACCCAGAGGACATGGTCATTTGGGGCGCATTAGCTCCAGAATATACTTCACTCTCAAAGGCAATTGCAGCATTAAATAGTGTAGCTACTAATCCGGAACAAGTCACTATAAAAATAGACGGATGGCCAGCACTAATATTTGGTTCTGGACCAGATGGTCGTTTTGCTATACTTGACAAGCACATGTTTAATAGTACCGATCAACAGAAAAGACAAATACATAGTCCACAAGAATTTGCTCAACGAGAAAAAGCCCGTGGCGAAAAAGAAAGAACAGATTTATCCAACACTGTTGCTACACTGTGGAAATCATTAGAGGCTAGTTATACTGGTGCTCAGGGCTGGTATATGGGAGATTTGATTTACTATCCAAGTAAACCATTGAATACTGTAAGAAAAAGAACAAAATCAGGGGACGCTGATTTTTATCAATTTCAAGCCAACCCAGAAGGATTAATGTACGAAGTACCAGTTAATAGTGATTGGGGAGATTACATAGGAAACAAAGTAGCTGGAATAGCAATTCACAGAGTATTACCACCAGATGCTAAAAATACAGAAGATCGTGTTACATGGCTATCCGGATTAGGAAAATTACGCAGAAGAGGAAATGTAGCTCTACTACCAGTTCGCATGCCAATCACTCCCACCGTTGGCGTTAATAAACAATTGCAAGCAGCAGCCGTCGCTACATTAAATGATGAGCAAGCAATAAATCAATTTATTTTAAGTGCCCCAGAATCTGCATCAGCGTTTGCTAATAGATTTACCGTTTATGTAAATGATCTGATTAACAGAAGAGTGCTGAAAGCAGAAACACTAGACACGAATTTTGACAAGTCATATAAACTTCGTTTAGATAATCAATTAACGGGTGGTAAAATATCCAGAAAAAAATACGAAGCTCTTATTAATTACTACGAACAAAATAGAGAAATAATAAGCAAGATTTGGAAAAATTGGATTGCTGTATATAGATATAAACTAAGTTTGCTTCCGGACTTAAACACGGCAGTGCAGCAGAGTCCACTACAGGGATATCTAAAACCGCTAAGACCAAATGAAAAGCCAATCTCAAGTCAAGAGGGATTTGTAATTGGAGGAATAAAAATAGTGGATCGTCTTAAGTTTAGTGCTCAAAATGCACAAGCTAGATTGAAAAAACAGCAGCAATCGCAGCAACTACGAGAAGATAATAGTACTAAACAAACTCTTGTGATTTACCCAGGCGGTTTTCATCCATTTCATTTAGGACACGCAAGCGTATTTGATCACTTAGCACATAAGTTTTCAGATGGGGAAGTATTTGTTGCTGCAACTGATTCTAAAACAGAGCGTCCATTTGGTTTTGAAGACAAGAAATTTTTGGCCAATCAAAGTGGTGTTCCAAAAGACAGATTTGTACAAGTAAAGAGCCCATACAAAGCGGAAGAAATTACAAAGCAATATGATTCCAGCAACACACTGCTAGTGTTTGCCGTTAGTGAAAAGGACAGTGATCGCTTTAACTTTGCTCCAAAGAAAGATGGAAGTCCCAGCTACTTTCAGCGATATATCGATTCGTCAGATCAGCCAATGAACAAACATGGTTACATCTATATAGTTCCAAAAATAGATTTTGAGATAAATGGACAAGTAATAGACAGTGCTAGCAAGATACGCAATATGTATACTGCTGCTGACGATGAAGATAAAACTAGCATCATACATGATCTGTATCCATTAGGAAAAGCCCCGAAAAAGACCAAAGAAATTTTGGACCGAGTGTTGGGCGGACTCGCTGAAGCCGATAATCCCAATTATTTTGGAGGCGGAAGTTTGAGTCCACTATCAGCGGCACCAAATGAAATTATATCTTCTGAAGAACAGGATCACGATTATCAACGAGAAATGATGTCTCTGCGTCGTTTTATGGGCCATCGTTAAATTTCAATAAAACCCTCAGTTTTACCAAAACGGCATAAATATATATTGACAAGTGAAGAAAGTAACTTATACTTTATTCATAAGTCATGTTGTCTCCGACAACTACACTTTATATCTTGGTTTATAGTACACTTTTTTACAATTTGAAAGGAGATAAAAATGTCACTAGCAGCATTGCGTGCCAAACTACAGGCACAAGAAAATCGTTCACAACAAAATCAACAACAGTCTCAAAAGGTTAATGGGGATAGGTCAATTTATGCTCATTGGAATTTACCTGAGGGCGCAAGTTCCACTATTCGTTTTCTTCCAGATGCCGATTCGGATAATGTATATTTCTGGGTAGAGCGTCAAATGATTAAGTTGCCATTTGCTGGCATCAAGGGTCAAAATGAAAACAAGGAAGTGGTTGTACAGGTTCCATGCGTGGAAATGTACGGTGACACCGAAAAGTGTCCAATTCTTGCAGAAGTTCGTACTTGGTATAAGGATGAAAGTCTAAAAGAAACGGCCAATAAGTATTGGAAGAAGCGTAGCTATCTACTACAGGGTTTTGTTCGTCAGAATGGGCTATCAGAAGATGAGACGCCGGAGAATCCAATTCGTCGCTTGATCATCACACCACAAATCTTTAAGAACATCAAAAAGAGTTTGCTGGATCCAGACTTTAATGTCATGCCAAGTGACTTCAATCAGGGTCTAGACTTTAAGGTCATTCGTTCAAAGAATCCCGGTGGTTACGCAGATTGGTCTACCAGTGATTGGTCATTTATGAAGGGTCCTACTGCACTTACTGAAGCAGAACAAGCAGCAGTTGAGGCATATGGTTTGTATAATCTAAAGGATTTCTTGCCTAAGAAGCCAAGCGAAAGCGAACTTCGCATTATGAAGGACATGTTTGAAGCATCTGTTGA